ATACTCAACGATCCATGTCCAGAGGGTTGACGGTCTTTCGGGCATATTGGCACTCATTTGGGTTTTTCCGGATTCTAGCATGACCGGTTACTGGTAGACACGCAGTTCGTTAACATAAACCGTCGATCCATAAGCAAAGAAGCCGGGTCGTATTGCATCATAGGTTGAGTTGTTCAATACTGTCGGGCACTGCGATCCGTTGATGGAAAGATGGAACCCAAATCGCCCAAGGCGAAGAAAGTTCGCATCCATGCCAGAATTCCAACCATGTTCGCCGTAAGTCCAACCGAAGTTCAAACCGCCGCGCGGTTCCGTTTGCATTGTCATTTGTCGAACTCCTTAAACGTTGGTTTTGAAAGCCTCGGTCGGCGCAGTAAATGCCGCGTTGTATCGCGAAATGCCTTTTGTAAAGCGCACTTCGTCCAAACGACCGTTGCAACCGTAACGCGTCTCGCTTTGGCTTGACCATGCGCCGACAACTAAGTTTGATTGGCCGTAACTTGTCGAATTGGCGATAGTTCCTTTTAAAGCGCCATCGACAAAACCGCGAAGCGTTCCGCTTTGTCTGGAAAACGCCCCATGATGCCAAGCGCTATCAACAGCGCCGGTTAAAGCAAGAATGGAAGTCCCGCCCTCTCTAAAACGAATTTCGCCAGCCGTTGCAGAAATGCCGAATACCGCCGCGCCGTCGCCTAACGAAATAATGCCCGCATCCTGCGAATTGTTGTAAGACTTAAAAAAGAATTCCAACGTAAAATCGCCGGTTAGAATATTAAAATCGGCGTGCGAAGCGTAGTTAAGACAACGACCAGTTGTTGCGCTTGTGCCGTCGCCATAAAAAGAAGCCGTCGGAAACTTATAATCGTCGGTTACTGTAATCGGCGAACTAAGAAGCGTCGGCGTCTTAGGATTTGGCGAATTATCGGTAAATACCGAACCGTTATTAGCGCCGTCCATGTGAAGCAAAAGCGAAACGCTATTGTAATAAGGGTCGCCAACCATTGCCGAAGCGCCCAACGCGCCAATAATTGCCGCAGATATTGCCATAATTTAAGCTTCCGCCAAGTTGCCTTCAATGCACCATTCATCGGTTCCGCGCTTGTGCAAAGCGACCGACACATATTGCTTCATAAGTTTAAGCGTTCCATGTGGGTTTCTAATGGTAACGCCGGAACCTGCAATAATCGAAGTTTGCCCGGCCCCCATTTGACGAATAAGAATTGTCGTACCGATACCAAATGCGACGGAAGCATTCGGCGGAACGGTAACGGTATTAACCGCCGCGTTATTCATTTCAACAGCCAAACCGGCGTCGCTTACTGCAAGCGTGTAAGTCGTTCCGGTTTGAGCATTCAAGCCCATAGAAGCGCCGGAAGCCGCCGCAGTAATAACAACCGTATTCGCATCGGATGAAAGCGTAATGCCTGCGCCTTGAACAAGCTTTTTAAACGAAAGCTTGTCGCCGTTAATGGATGCAAACAAACCTTCGCCGCTTGCGCCCAAGTTTTCGCCGTTGTTGATAGAACCGCCGCCGTTAGGGTTGTTTGTCCAATCCGGCCCTGCGCCTTTGTAAATTGCCGTCGCATCTTCGGCGACGATATAGGCTTTCCAACCGACTTTCGGAACGATGAAAAGCCAAGACGAACCGACGTAAGCGGCGATTTGTTTTGCCTTGCCTGCCCACACACCAACCGGACTAGGGCCGACGATCCAGGCTTGTCCGTTGACCGGGGATAGGGCTGACGGGTCGTTTACAGTCTTCGACTGGACGGTGAGGGCTATGATCGCCCCTAGGGTTTTCAGGTTCGTGTCCATGTCTGCCGCAAAGTTTTCGCTGCTTGGCGACCATGCGTATTTCAATCCAACAAAAGGTTCAGTTAACACTATATGCCTCCATAAGACTCGCCGTAAGAATAGCCGTAACCAACGCGCTTCGTGCTAACTGACACGGCTTGGTGTGACACGTATCCCTCTCGCACCGCCTTGATTTTAGCGGTTATCTGGTTGTTTAGTCTGTCCAAAGTGTAATGGCCGTTTACTCTGACCTCGTGTACGCGCAGTTTGCAGCCGTACAGAAATATCCCAGGTCGCAGCGGTTGATAGGTGTTGTCCGCCACGGTAGTATGACACAGAAGAACGTCGTCTCGGTATAGCGAGAGTAGTCCGGTTTCAGCGTCCCATGTTGCGCGAAGTCGGTATCGCGTATTTAGACTAATGACCGGATTTGAGTCGTTCACTTGGGTCAGACTAACGTCCGAGGACATACTGTTAAACTTTGAAACTCCCCATTCGGGCACGGTAGACAGGCGGTGTAAACGATAGCCTTTACCGTCACCGCTTCCGGTGTTGAGCCAGAAGCCGCAATGTTGTTCGCCGCAATAGTCTGCGAGCATTTCAAAATCCATTTCAACGTCAATGTCGTGCATCAATGGGAGGGACGACAATTCCCAATAGGACTGTTGGCTCGTTGGGTTGTCGAGAATTACGCCCCCCGTGGATGCGTCGAACGCGGCTGTTACGGTATTGGTTGTTTGGTATCGCCACGTTGCGTACCCCGAAGGTATCGACGAATTGAACCCCTCCGTGTGATAAACCGGATCACCGGGCACTAGTAACCCGCAGTCAGCAGCTTCAGAACTCCAAGTTTGCGCGGATACCGCGAGTCCAGAATACGTCCGCTTCAAAGTTCCGGACTCCCCGTATAACTCAAGGGTATAACTGACGCCAGGCTCAACGGTGACGCTCGAATCGTTCCACTTAAGGGGGACGGATGTTTCGAGTAGCCGGTTTCTGTGTACCCACGTCATCGCTGAGTTGCCGACAATGTGGGTCGGCCATAGCGAACCGTTAATACGAAAATAAGCAGGCCGGTACGGCTTATACATCCGGTCGTCGTAGGTTACTGAGGAAACGACGTACCCAACACCGGCTAAGTAGGGCGGTGCGATACGGTAACTCGAGGTTCCGCCGACGATGTTTTCCACCCCGTCAGTCGGAAAATCGTCCCAGTTTACGACCCGGCAAACAGTACCTGCAGGCCACGTCGCCGGAACTGTGTCCAGCATGCCTCTTCGCACCGTGGCGGTATTGCCGGAAACGGACTCGACGATACACACTTCGCTCGTAGATTGGTCGTCGCCAACGAACAGAACGACGCCAGGTGCAACCGGCACCGCCTCAGATGCAGTGCTGAACGATACCGTTGAAACCACTTCGGGCGTAAGGCTTGTCGTCAGTTCCACGCGACCGATCATCGACACCGTGTTAGTAAGGGTATACGTGGAATTCCCAAGCGAGTCTGTGTTCGGCGCGTAAACTTCAGCCATTGAACCGTAACCTGACGCCATGATGAGGTTGTAGGCGCTAGGGTACGTCATACCCTCGGCGATGGAGTCTCCAGCCGTGCGTGCTACCGCAAAATAGGGGGCACTAGTCACGGTTGCATTTGTGACGCTTAGCACGGGCTGTGTTGGAGGCTCCCAATACGAGCCGTCCGAAACCACATAGCTGTCTGAGGGCATGTCGAACACGTCTTCGATCAACGTGATCCGGATACCCATCGTGCCCGGTTTTCCGTAGTTGATGTTCGTTATACGGCAGGGCAGACCATTAAGGCCGTACTCCGGATAGGTGACTTTGATTACATCTCCGGACTTCCAACGCCAGGCAACCCGGTTTGCCTCAACCTCGAAGGTTGCCAGTGGTTGCGAGGCTTTGTTCAACTCCCGTAGGGCCACGCGAATGGCGAGCGATGCGCTTCTGATCCCGTAGTAATTCCGGCTCGATGAGATCAGAACGCCTTGGGCCGAATAGTTCGCCAGATCGTGAACCGTCACTGTCTCTTCGCCCTCGTTGGCTGGGTTCGTCCAAGTAACTACGACCTCGTTGGTCGTCTCCCCCATACCCTTTCGGTTGAACTGTATGATCCGGCAGTTATCTTCAGTCAGTTCGGGAAGCACGCCAACGTCGTATCCCCCGCGAATCAACTTGATAAAGAACTTTCCGGTTTCTGGATCGGTTCCGTAGGTGGCGTCGATATGACCGAGAATTTCATTCACGAACGTTTCAACGTAAGACTGGCCCGACCACGTGAGCGATAGCCCGAAACCCTCGTCGTAAAGAACGTTGGCGGCATCTGTGAAGCTGGTGTCGTCGATGGCGCTGCCTGGTAGGGCCATTCCCCATTCGGTGTTGGTCAGACACTCACGAATGATGTGAGCGGGGTTCATGTCCCGATCCCCGACAGAGTAACGTAGCTGTTCGACCTTCAGAGAGAGTCCACCCCGGTTGTAAAGGACGTGGTCGAGCAGCCACAGTGTGTACGCTGTTGATCCGGTAAGCTCAACGACGGTACTGCTGTTTAGCGCAAACGCCTCTTCTTCCGTCATACCTGAGATGTCGAAGTGCTGTGTAATCGCGCCTTCGGCAGTCTTTATGTTCACGGCACACCACCACAACGGATAGCCGGTCGACCCCGGATAATCACCGGGGCCAGAACCGTAGCCTGACCACCGCGACCAAGCGCGGAACGTTCCCTGTGTTATCGATACGCGCAAAATGTCGTCCGGGCGGAACCCCGATACCGTATACGCGTCCACAGAAGACTCGGGGTACAGGGCTGCGTTTTGCGCGTCAAAATCCCGAGAGGGGTTAAGCGTCACGCTGTCGTAGGCGGGACTTGATCCCGGGTTTACTAGAGCCGCTTTGTCGGAGTACCAACCGGACTGGAATATCCGTTGCACCTTCGCCCACACAGTATGCAGGTACGGGTAGTTGTGCGACCACAGGAATCCCTGCCCTGGAGCGCCGTAGAAGAACAGACTCAGGATGTCCCGAAATCCGGGGGAATTGCTAGGTGTCCGACCAAGGCGCGTCGCCAGGTGCGTAGGCAACACTTGATCCGACCGCCCCTGCAGGATGGAAACTGCGCCGAGCAAGCCGCCCTCCTTCTTCGGCCCGCCGAAGAGGTTCTTCTGGTCGATAGTCAGTTCCGTGTTGGTCGACTGTGAGCCTTTCCAGACGGACTTTTCCTTGACGAAGAGTTCCAGCAGCTTGTCCACCGAGTAGCAAAAGCCCAAGTGCAGGGACATCTGGTACGCGGCGATCTGCTGTTTTGCCTTACCGCCCTTACTTCCCATTTAGCTTCCTCTCGATGACGCTGATTACAAGCTGGTCGCCCGTGTCGTACAGAACTTGGGCGTCGATCCCGTCAGACAGGAATTCTCTCAGATCAAGCCCGTGTTCATCAAACCACTTCTTGATTCCCCATGCGCAATAGCCAGGTCGCATGTCGTCGACGGTGATGCGAACACCCTCAAGGTTCATGCTTTGACCGTGTATTCTTTGACCGTCTTTTCCCCGTACCAGAGGAAGTTCGGCGCCTTGATGGTGACTGTCCCGAACACCACGGGGATGGGTCTTCCGGCATCCGCTGTCGGGTTTTCCATCTCCGCTGCAGCTTCGGGCTTCGCCTGCTTCGGCTTCGGCGCCAGCAGGTAGGCCAGGAAGGACAGGGCAATCGAGACGAGAATCTGGACGATGAACATGAACATGTCGATCTCCTAATAGGGTGATACGTTGCTGATCGGGTTCTTCAGCGGAATCCACGGGTCGCCGCCGAAGTTGTTGTAGTTGCCATGAATCGTCCCGCAGGCGTCGAGTGTGTGCTGACAGCCTTTGAACATGGTCAGCGTACTGGTCGGCGGCAGGCCGGTCGTGAGTCCGTTGACCGTGATGACCGTTGTCGAGTCGATGACGTACAGAGATACGATGGTGCGCGATTGGTACAGCCCCTCGGGGGTAGTCCACTCGACCATCCCGCCGACGTAGTGTGCGTAGTTCGGAACGACAGAGGCGACAGTGATGATCCGACCGGACACGCTGTAGACTTCGGCAGTGGCAGGGACTTTCGCGGCCTGACATTTCGGCCCGAAGAGAACGTGCGGGCACATATACTGGAAGTTTCGACGCAGCCCCACTCGACGCAGGGAGGTCGAGATCGGATCGCACGCCAGTTTGGCTTCCACCCCTTCCCATCCGCAAGCGACAACCCGGCCCGACCACATAGCTTTCCAGTCAGCGTCCGGGTCTTCCGCTTCCCCCTGATAGATCGTCAGGGTGACGACGAAGTTGGGCGGATAGACACGGAACATCTCGGCAATGGCGTTATCCCGGGCTACGCGAATCTCGAGACTGGACTTGTCCAGGGTTCCGGCGTTGTTGGTCGTCGCCCTTCCGATTGGCACCGGGAGGTACGTTTCGGCGCCCTTGACGACCGGATGTTCTGCGTCGGTGAACAGGTGGGTATGCCCCGTGCCGTAGGTGAACTTGTAGAGTTCAATCGGTCGACCGAAGAACCGGCTCTTGGTGAAAAAGTCAAACATCGATGTCCTCCACGGTTCGCATG